AATATTAGAACGGGGGCGAGCTAAGCTCCGGCGTAGCTAAGGCTGCTGCGTAGCGTAGTGGTTTGCCCACCTCCGTGTTCGTACTGCCGCGCGTGTTGCAAATTGAGGCCGTTAAGGCCTCCGATCATCGTCTCCGGGGGTTTTGAGGAGAGAGAAACTTACTTTTTCAGGGCACTCCCACGCGCCTCTTTAGACATAAATGAGGGGTATTTTCGTCATTTCCCTTTATTGGTACCAATTGAGGCACCGATATATCGGTGTCCCTCTTTGGTCAATGAAGTCAATTGGTGTCCATTTACCATGGGTTAAATGTTTTAACCCATGGATTTTTACCGCAGTAAAATCTGGGTTTTACTGCCATATTGATTTCCATATTTTTCTACACTCTTTTAATACATTTTATTCTTAACTCCGTCACCTGATTTCTGCTTTTTTTCTTCTTCTTCCTTTGCTATCAGAGAGATGGCTGCTGCGCAGCCTAGGTAGGAGATATGTATGTAGGAGGTATGTTCTACATTTTTTTATTTTTTGTTTATTTTCATTTTCTTTCTTTTTCTTTTTCTTTAGTCCTTATTATTGCATTCACAATAATTCTTAACAACCCACTACCCATAAGACACACCTCAATGTCACATCCAAAACCTTATCACCAACCAATGGACCACATTATCACACAGCCCATAAACCACCACTGATCATCCTTTAAATACAAGCATAATTGTAGAACCAATTGCACAAAATGACTATCACTTACAACAATGGAAAGGGTGTCACCTTCACCATTAACGTCAGGATTAGTCCAAACCTGAAAGTTCATTTAAGAATGTTATGCACAAATGAACCAGTCATGTCCAGGTACAACTACATACTACCATATGAACATGAAGACATATTCCCACCATTTGATATAAATGGCACAGAGGAAGCAGTCAAAGAAACCATAAGAATCATGACAGAAGGTGTATATTTCAAGGACATCACCAAAGAAGAACTACTTGACAGCATAGATACAATGATGATTGAAAGGTTTCAGTTCATAGAACTGGATACTAAGGGTGTAACTAGTGTTACATCTAGATGTACACTTTGACTGTATTCGTATTTCTTGTATTTTCTACTGAATTTAATATCAATAAATTGATACATATTTTATATTTTGTTACTAGTTATTTTCGGATAAGCGTGAATTATTTTATTTCCAATGGACTATCTGGACTGGATAGGCCCAACAAAGACCCAGATTATTAGGCCCAACAAGTTGGTCCATTAGCCCAATTAGTCAGTCCACTTGACCAAGTCAATTTCTGCAACGTCATCATGGGGCCCACTTTCTGCAAAAAAAACCGCTCGCCCCCGGT